CCCGGTACTGAGCCGCGTGATGTACCCAAGTCAAACTTTAATCCGTTCCATCGCTACTAAGGAGCTTAACAATGAGTTTATCGGAGCAAAAATTGACAACCAGGGAAAAAGAGATACTTGATATTGGCAAGCGTCTGTTTGACCTGTTCCGAGAGCAGAACCGCAAATATAAGCAAGATGTTGCCAAGGCCCGCTTAGTTGCACAGTTGAAGGACCCGGACCAAGAGAACATTCCGCAGCTCCATACTTTGCGCAGCACGCTTGTTAGTTGTGTGGCAGACCAGATGGATAACATTCATGAAGCTGTTATCCGGCCTGAGCGCCCTGATACACAGAAACAGGCTGAGCAGTTGACCGATGTTGTGCAATACGTGTACGAGATCAACAATTGGCCGAAAAAGAACCGTGAGCGCATCGAGGATAATTTCATTGCCGGTACTTCTGTCATGCAGTACGTGTGGGACCCGGATATGGATTATGGCAAGGGTAATATCGCTATTATTGTATGCCCTATCGAAAGCATTGAGTGGGACTATGCGGCATCGGAGTTTCAGTTGAGCCGCGCCGTTTTCCACAAATCATGGCATCCGCGCTCTTACTTCAAGGAGCATTACCCGGACAAGGTTAAGTACATAGGCACAGGCGCATATCATCGCAGCGATGTTGACGGAACACTAACACAGGTTGCCGCCGATGAAGACGATGAAATATTGCTCCTGGAATATTGGTATAGAGAATACAACAGCGATACCCGCAGATATTCGGTTCATGTAGCCTATATCGCGGGCGATTGTCTTCTTTACTGTTCCGAAAACGCGCACCCCAAGGGTATTTACCTTCACGGGCTTTACCCGTTTGTGCCAGACATTTATACACGTGTTCATAACCGGTTGCATGGGACAAGCATGGTGATGGAGCTTACACCCTTACAGCAAGCAATCAACCGAAACGCGCAATACCTGGACGAAAACGCACGCATTAATAGCAAAAGCCGCATTTTGTTCGATGGACAATCGGGCGTAAACGCAGAAGACCTTGCGGACCTTAATAAGCAATTGGTCGAGGGCGAAAATATCAGTGAGAATCATATCCGGTGGTTCCCTGAAGTGCATTTATCGCCGGCTATTACCGCGAACATGTACGGCTATATCGACATGATGAAGCAGGACAGCGGGCAAACGCAATTTAACCGTGGCGAAACGGCAGGCGGCGTGGTCGCCATGGGCGCTATTCGGTCGCTTCAGGAAGCGGGTAACAAGACGAGCCGCTTTCGCACAGAAGTGTTTAAGTACGGCTTCAAAGAAGGCGTGGAACAGATACTATGGCTTGTCAAGCAGTTTTACACCAAGGACCGGCTTATTACGATTATTGGCGATAACGATGAACTTAAAGAAATCAAGCCCGCTGAACTATTCGATAAATCCGAATTGATGCCCTTTGCGGTTCGTATTCAAGTGCAGCGCAATAACCCTCTGCGTGTGCAGGCCGAGAATGACACGCTTATGCAGTTGTTCAATGTGGCCGCACAACAGAATCAGGCGCTTGATTTTGGACTGATGCTCAAACTGCTTCAGGTGGACGGAAAGGACCGGTTTATCAAGGCAATCGAGAAGGACGAAGGTAATCAAGTAACCGCATTGCAGGAGCAGAATGCAGGACTACAACAGCAGTTAATGCTTGCTAAACAGGCATTGGCCGAAGATGCGGCTTCACTCGCGGAAACTTCGGAGGAAGCGGCAGTCTTCGCACAACAGTGATATAAGGCGATAACGCTTTATATAGATTAACAGGAGATTGAAACGTATGGATGAAAACACGGTCGTTAATACCCCGGTAGAGCAGGACGCGCAGGGCGACGCTGCGTTGGGGGCTGCTCAAAATGTGGCAACAGACTCAAATGAAACGGGCGTAAACACGGGGGCCGCCGCCCCGCAGGAAAAGTCTACTGCGGAACGATTCGCCTATGCACTCAAACAACGTGTGCTTGAAGAAACGGCCAAGCTTGAGAAATCCCAGGCGCAGAAGTACGAAAGCGATCTAAAACTCGCCCAGGAAGTGCGCAAGGCTTTTGTAGGCAAGGACGATACCGCCATTGTTGGCGATCTTCTAGCGGCACAAGTCAAGGTGTTTGCAGCGGAAAACAACATCAGCGAAACACTGGCGCGTGAGTTTATTGATCTTAAGCGCTCTGCTAAGCAGATGGACGTTTCACCGAAAAAGGCTGAACCACTTCCTGCCACTGACCCGCTTTCTGACACCTGGCTTATCCGGCTTTCCCGTCAACGTGCGGCAATCCAAGAAGCGCACGGGATGGATGTGCTAGAAGATTTGTCCCCGGAAGAAGAATCGCGGGTGATGAAAGGCGAAATTGATCTTAATGAAGTTTTCGCCATGCGTTCCAAGGCGGCCATGCCGCCGCCTGTCAATCGCGGTACGAGCAATCAACCCGCACCCAAAGACTTTACCAGAATGAGCGATGAAGAATATGAGGAATCCCGTAAGCTTCTTCAGCGCGAAGGACGAATTGATTATAGGAGTGATTAATCATGGCAAACGTACTTACCACTACTGCCACTATCGCGCCGGAGTTCCCGGCGGCATACTACAAAACCCAGGTACTCAAGGAATTGGCAAAAAAGTATGTTTTTTACCAATTCGCAAAAAAGATCCCTCTCCCGCAGGGCAACGGCAAGACTGTACAGACGCGCCGCGCAGTAAGCTACACCGCAAATCTTACCCCGCTTTCTGAAGGCCAGCCGCCCGCGCCGCTCTCCCCGACTGTTGACGAAGTGTTGATCGCTATTCAGCAGTACGGCGATTATACCCCCATCAGCGACCTGGCATCCTTTGTGGCAGTTGATAATCTCGTGGCGCTTGAAATTGACAAGATTACCCGGCTTCAGCACGAGAAGGTTGAGTTGCTCAATATTGACGCGCTCAAACCCGCATCCCATGTGGTGTATGCAGCGGCAAACAATACCCCCGCTACCTCGACCGTTACGCTTACCGCCGCGCATGTGCTGACCTCTCTTGAACTCCGCAAGGCGCAGCGCGACCTGAAAAAGCGTCACGCCGACCCCGTGTACCGGAACGGCAAGCCGTACTACATCTGCGTGGTCAATCCTGACAGCACGTTTGAATTGCAGAATGACAGCGTGTGGATTGATGTTGCCAAGTATCAGGCGGCAGAAAAGATCGAGAACGGTGAAATTGGCAAGCTGTTCGGCTTTATCGTGGTCGAAAGCCCGTTCCCGATCGAATGGTACGGCGCTGACCTGAGCGTTGCTGCCCGGACCCTGACCGTGAAGACAACGCTTCTAAGTGCCGGCACGACCATTGAAATTAATGAAACCATTACTGCCGATGACGCGACTGCCCTTAAGGACCGCAAAATCCTGATTGGCACAGCGCTGCATACGGTGGCATCCGCTGATGCGGCCGCCGGCACGATCACGACCAAGGCTAGTATTGCCACGACAGACGCCGTGAAAGATGTCGTTATCTATCCCGGCGAAGGTGGCGCTGCGGGCGTTGCTATCCAGGGCGCTCTGTGCTTTGGCGCTGACGCTTTCGGTAATGTGGAGCTTGAAGGCGCACGCAATATCGAAGTGTACGCCAATGAATCCGGCGGCCCGACTGACCCGCTGCATCAGCTCCGTACTGTTGGACTTAAGATCAACGGTTTCGGCGCAGGCATTGTTACCAACGACTATATCACTATGATCAAGCATGGTGTAGCCGCGTAATTGACTTAGGGGGGAGTAATCCCCCCTTTTTCTCATGAAAGGAGATTTCTCACTTATGGCAGTTAAAGCACCATCCAATAAAGTAAAGCTGTTCGTTCTGATTGACGCGCTCAACAATGAACCTACCGCATCCGGCTCAATCAATAGTAAAGAGTATTCTTTTCCCCGTGGCACGACCATTGAAGTACCCGAAAACCTTGCTATTCACATGGTAGCTGTCGGTCAAGCTATCACAATGTAATTTTGTAGGGGGAATAATCCATGACACTTAAAGAATTGAAAGACATGCTCATGCTTCAAATGGGAAACGATGTTGAGGATTATTCCGACTACGCCACACAAGCCCTTATTTACTTAAATGAGGGGTACGGGCGGGCTTATCAACACTGGGTGGGGGTGTACCCCGATATGCCTTTGGCATTAGATACGGATATTCCCGCCCTGCCCTCTCATGTGCATTCCGCGATTGTCGATTGGGCAACATGGCTCATGTACCGAAATGGCAATCCGAGCAAGCAAAATCGTGGGTATGCGTTCCGGCAATCGGCCGAAAAGACATTAAGTAGACTTCCCTTGTTTGGTGGCAAGAGTGCGCAAGAACGATATGCAGCGGGCCGATTTAAGGGCCTTTACGATTCCTAACGGGGTGCGTGCATGAATCAATACGAACGTTCGATAACAATAGACGGGTTTACGGGCATCTGCCAGGACGGGGATGGTGTAAACCTTAACCTCAAATATGCCACTGACGCGCAGAACACGGACACGCAAGGCGGTACGCTCCGGCCCATGCGCGGGGGCTTATCGCTTGGCAACCTCATTGTTGGTGATGAATTGGTTACGGATTATGTGTTCAGCGCAGCGGATGAATCCACTTGGTATGCAAATATAGGCATATCGCATATAAGCGCATGGATTAGTGGTTTAGAAACGCTTGTGTGGCACAATACTGGTAATGATGAATACAAACGTCTTGTAAGCGCAACCGGCGATCCTGTTGTTCTCGAATGGACAGCGCCCTTGGAGTATAACCCTACAATCCTGCAATACAATATCGGTACACTTATGCACTTGTACCGCAGACAGCACCCTACGCCCTCAGAACGTGATATTCTCGTGGCAATATCCAATAATAAAGTGTATTACCGCTTAATGACCGCAACTGCATGGACAGCAGCGGAAGTACCGGTTATTGGCACTCCTGAGGTTTCAGCGATTACCAGTAATGATTTTGATTATGTTTCTTACGAAGTGCTTGAAGACGGGTTTGAGTTTCCGACCGACATTCTCTTGTTTACCAATGCGACCGATGGCATGTTTGCGTTCAACAGCCGTACAAATGTTGTCAGCATTGTAGCAACACCTTATAAGTTTGGTTCTATTTGTAGGCACTATGAGCGCATTTGGGGTACAGGCGTGGAAGATAAACCCGATGTGCTTGCGTATTCTGCGCCCTATGACCCGTTCGATTGGGCGCAAAACAGTGAGATACCCGAGGATGGCGGCGGCGAAATCCTTCAGCCCTCTTGGGATGGTGATAGGTTCGTTGCTTTTCGCACGTTTGGCAGCCAATTGCTTGCGTTCAAACGCAGCAAGATTTGGCGCATCCTGGGTATGCACCCGGGCGAATACGTGATGAAAGAGCAGTACGGCGGCGGCGCGATCATTGAGAATACTATCGTTGTCAATAATGACTTTGTACTCATGCTTGGTTATAACGGGCTTATGCTTTTCGATGGTACGATTGCCACTGATTTTTACCAGTCATGGATTAAGGATATTATGGCGCGTGTCACGCCCGGCACTATCAACTATGCGCGTGCGGCTATGCGTGGTGGGAATATTTACTGTTTGTCGCTTGCGCTTGACGGTTCAACCGATAACAATGCGCTCCTGGAATATGATATACGCAACAAATCCTTTAATCTGCGCTATGGTGTGTTCGCGGAAAGCTTTGTCAATATCGAAAACAAGCTCTACTATACATCAAGCATAGCGCCCGGAGCGGTGCTTGTCCTGGGTGATGGTCCGATCCTGCCCGTTAAGTGGGTCACGGGTTGGCAGGACATGGGCGCGAAGAACATAGTCAAGTCAGGGTTTGTCGTGTATTTTGCCATGGAAAACACGGCTGAAGTGCCTGTTGAAATAACGATTGAAACCGAAAAGCGCACTAAGACAAAGACATACACTGTGCCAACCGGCGGCAAGATGAAGCGCTTGCGCTTGTCCAATATCGGCAGACGGTTCCGGTTGATCTTTGAAGCGCCCGGGAATGTTGACTTCATGCTGTTGGGCGGCCTTCAGATAATGATGGAGGTTGATGAAGATTGAGTAACATGGATAATTTCAGTCGTGAATATCAACCCCCGAAAATACCTAGCCACTGGACAGCGGAAGAACGGCGCTATGCTCAGGCAGTAACAGATGTGCTTGACGATATTTATTTGCGTTATGGCCGGCTCAACAAGAAAGACCTGAGCGGTACACTATCCAAAGAGATCACTGACGCTTCCGGGAATATAAGTCTATTGCAGCAATTGTCAGACAGCATAAAGTTGGAAGTGTCCAACACTAAAATCTATCGTTACGCAAGCGAACCCGAATTGATAGCTGCACTAACGCTAGCCGATGTGGACATGGCTGTTGGGCTGTTGTGGCTAGACACGACAAACAACCTGATGAAGCGCTGTTCTGTTGTTTCCCCGCTGACATGGGAGAATGTTCAGGCAGACGAAGTGCATACCTCGTACATTGACATTCTTGGCAGTCTTATCAAGCTCTATTCCGGTGGCAAGATCGAAATGGTATCAGGTAGCACCATTGACATGCTAGCCGGATCGTTCTTCAAGCTGTTGTCCGGAAGCGGCATTACCGCAATCAGTTTGGACAATTCCCGTGTAGACGGTGCATTCCTCATGCTTGGCGGCGAAACGCCTGAAACCGCGCCGTTCGTGGCGTATAACGATGGCACAATCAAGAATGTAGCCAATACATATGTG